AGCTTTGGCGCTTAAAAATCAAGAAAGGTTAAAGAAAATAAATGAAAAAAACAAAAGAGTTACCAAAGTTGCCAAAAAAAATAGGAAGGCCAACAAAGTATAGTCAGGAACTTGCTGATAAGATATGTGATCAGTTATCTGAAGGTATATCTCTACGGACGGTCTGCAATGTAGAGGATATGCCGTCTAAGATTACGGTCTTTTCTTGGTTCCGAAAATACCCAGAGTTTCTTACCCAATACGCGAGAGCGAAAGAAGAATCTGCCGATGCACTCTTTGAAGAAACTATTGATATTGCAGATGAAAGTCTTGATGATGCTAAAACTTATTCAGACTCTAAAGGTGGAAGCGCAATAGTAAACGCCTACAGACTAAAAGTAGATACTCGTAAATGGATGATGTCAAAAATGAAACCGAAAAAATACGGTGACAAACTTGATATGACCACTAATGGTAAAGATTTACCAACTCCAATATTAGGTTTAATGAATAAAAATGAAAACGAAAGCTCAGATAGCAAAATATAACAAAGAATACTTTGCCAGACCTGAGGTTATTGCCCATGCTAAAATACGAAATGCTCAATATAGGACCAGGAGGGCTGAATATAAGAAGACAGAAAAAGGTAAAATCGCAGAAAAAAGATATAAACAAAAACCACAAACCAAATCTCTCATTGCGTGGAGTCGTATAAAAAATAGATATGGAATAACAAAAGAAGATTATATCTTAATGTTTAATAAACAAAAAGGTTTATGTGCTATATGTGAAGAAAAGAAAGATTATAATTTACATATAGATCACTGTCACTCCACTAATAAAGTTCGTGGTTTGTTGTGTGGTACTTGTAATAGGGCGCTAGGACTTTTAAAAGATAATACTTATTTTCTTGGCAATGCAATTAAATATTTAATCAAATAAATAATGTTTATATTTACAACCGCAACTAAAAAGATTGGTACAATGTCTAAACGTCTTCGTATTGTACAAGGCGGTACTTCTGCCTCTAAAACAATATCAATTTTGTTGGTTTTAATAAATCTAGCTCAATCAGACAAAAACCCCAAACTTACTTCAATCGTCTCAGAATCAATTCCTCACTTAAAACGAGGGGCTATGCGCGATTTTAAGAATATTATGCAGACCCACAAGTACTGGAAGGAGGCTAATTGGAATGTAACAGACAGTATTTATACCTTTGAAACAGGATCACAGATAGAATTCTTCTCCACTGATAATGGCGATAAACTTCGTGGAGGTCGGCGTGATCGTTGTTTTATGAATGAGGCAAATAACTGTACTTTTGATGCCTTTGAACAGCTTGAAGTTCGTACAAAAGAGTTTATGTTCATTGACTACAACCCTTCAAACGAATTCTGGGCTTTTACCGAGGTTATGTCTCACCGTGATGATGTAGAACATATTATTTTAACTTATAAAGATAACGAAGCCCTGGACCAAAACATTATTGACTCTATTGAGCAACGTAAAAATCGTAAGGGATGGTGGCAGGTGTATGGTCTTGGACTACTTGGAGAAGTAGAAGGTAAGATTTATAAGGAATGGATTATCATTGACGAGATCCCGAAAGAGGCTCGTTACCTCCGGAATGGTCTAGATTTTGGATATTCTAATGATCCAACGTCTATCGTTGGTATATTAAAATATAATGATGCCTATATTTTAGATGAAATCCTTTTCAAAAAAGGTATGAGTAATAGGCAAATAGCGGAAGTTATAATCTCTCAAGGTAATATTTTAACTATCGCTGATAGTGCTGAACCGAAGTCTATTGATGAAATATCAAGCTATGGCGTGTCTATTGTTGGCGCAAATAAAGGTCCTGGATCTGTACAGCAAAGTATATCATTCGTCCAGGATCAAAAGATAATGGTTACAAAGCGCTCTGTGAACATAATCAAAGAATATCGTAACTATTTATGGAAAACTGATCGCGATGGAAAGATTTTAAATGAGCCAGAACACACTTTTTCTCACTCTATGGACGCGATTCGGTACGGAGTAGCATATAATCTATCCAATAATCTTAATACAAACGTGGTAGTTGCTGGAGGTGTACAGCCTTTTTATAGTGATTTTAATACTTAACAAAACTTAACAAAACTTAACAAAACTTAACAAAACTTAACAAAACTTAACAAAACTTAACAAATACTTAAAATTAACGTAATCCACAGGTTTATCAACACTTAACAAATACTTAAAATTAACGTAATCCACAGGTTTATCAACACTTGACAAATCAAAACTGTGGTACACTCGACTTGCAAATGGATAATTTAACCCTAATAGCTCAACATAGAAAGGATAAAGAGGCTTCTGTAAAATTTAAGGAGCGCAGATTTCATCAATGGAATGAAAATTATTATCTTTACCGGGATAAGGTTATCACAAACCGACTTACACAAAGGCAACCGGTCAATATACCTATCTTAAGAGAGACTATCCAGACTTGGATCTCTAAGATAGACGAACCACCACTACTTACTTTTGAATCAAGAGGTAAAGGAAACAAAGCAAAAGACGGAGAGATAACCCTAAACAGTCTTTGGGATTATTACTACGACAAACTTAAGCTTGATTTAGTAGATAATTTAGATAAAAAGATTGTAGGCCTTCAAGGAAGGTCCTTTAAGATTTGGGGATTCTCACAAGGTGAGATATTCTGTGACCTTATTGACCCTTATGATATAGAAATCACTTCTCAAGTGAATCCACTTGACCTAAACAGTGCCTCAAATGTTATCCGGACCAATATCTTTAAGCCTTTAAGAGAGATTTTAGCCAATGAAAAATACGATAAAGATGAACTTAATAAATTAAAGATATATCTAGATAGTAAACAAGGGCTTATAAAGGCAACCGAAGCTTATGGAGAATATCAAAAGAAAATAGAAAGACTTACAACTCTTGGAGCTTATAACTATGATGATTATAAAGCTTCTGATGTAATGGTAGAGCTTAATGAGTCCTACAAGCTCGTCTGGAATAAAGAAAAGAATCAATTTATCCGTCACAAGATAGTAATCGCGGCTGATTTTGCTGTTTTGTATAATAAACCACTTAAAGAAGCGATTGGAATTGACTTCTTACCTATCGTAACTTGGGCAGATGATCCAGACCTTAATGATATTTGGTGCGACGGTAAAGGAGACTCTGTTAGAACTATAAACAAAGTAGTAAACTCATATATCTCACAAGACCTAGAGAACCGATCATACCGAAACTTTGGAATGTACTTCTTTAATACAATGAACGGAAGCTTTGTACCAAAAGCCTTTGATCCAAAACCTTTCGGAATGTACGGAGTACCGGGAAATCCTGATGAAATTGTAAAGCAAATGAAGATTGAACCTTTGCAAGACACAGCACAACAAATAACTTTCCTAAAAGATATGATACAGTCGTCAGTTGCGCAAACGCCTACTGAAAGAGGTATAACAAGCGCTAATACTAAGACACTTGGAGAGATACAGATTAATTTACAACAATCACAAGGCTTAAATCAAACAGGCGCGAAGAATTACCGAAGAGCATGGAAAGAGTCTGGAATGATATTCTACGAACTTCTAAATGCAAATGCTACAGGTAGAATAACACTATATAAGAAAGGAACTGATGATGTATACCGATCTAAAGATGTTTTCCCTTCTGATTGGCAAAACTTAAAAGGTTACGAATGTAAGGTGGTCATGAAAGCAGAGAAGGAAGCTGATGGCCAACAAACACTTGAAAGATTAAATTATATAAAAAATAGTTTTGCAGATAATCCGATAGCCTTAAAGACGGCAAAGAAGAAGGAACTTGAAATATTTGACTGGACACCAGAAGAGATAGAAGAAGTCATGATGTTCGAAGATCAGAAGCTCAACCCTACAGGTGAATCGTTGCCACCCGAGACACCTGAAGGAGGTCCAGGACCAGAAGAAGGCGCGGTAAAAAGTCCATTACAATTAAATGCTAAAGCATAAATATGGTACTTGAAAAATATTTAAGAAAACTTGGTCTTAAAAGTTATAACGACTTACAACCAGAAGAGCGCGAGACATATAAATTATGGGAAAGCGCACTATCTGGAAGGAGATTAACAGATGATGATGTAAAAGTTTTCCTTGATGAGCAACTAAGTGATACACTGAAAAAGCTCCCGAGTAAAGAACTGAATACACAAGATGATATTTTCTTAAAGATGAAGTTACAGTTCATACAAGATGTAAAAGCTTTCCTTGACTCGCCGGCCATTGAAAAGAAAATGACCGAGAGACAAATAGAGAATTTAATAGATAAGATTAATTAAATATATGAGAGAAGAAATAGATGTTATTTTAAAGAATCCAATAGGTGAAGCAGAACTCGCTTTTCTATCTGCAAATGTGAATCTTTTGACAGATAAAGAGAAAAAGGAACTTGGTTTGATAGCTCCAGAGCC